TGAAGATGTTTCCGACCGACAAGGACAGCTTGCGCGTCTGGCCATCCGGATTACGCTGCACAGTCAGCGAATCCGCCGTGCCGCTGCCCAGCCAGAAGACCGGCTCGATCAACTGCCAGTCGTCGTCGAACAGGATCAGTCCGAAGTCGACGGCGGCGCCCCGGATGTCGGCGGCATTGCTCTGGGCAATCGCGGCAACTTCGCCTGTCACGGCGACCCCGGACACGGACAGGTCGAAGCGATCCATTTCGCCGTTCAGGGCTGATGATAGCTGGGGGTAGTCCGTCAGCAGCCCCATGGACTGATAGATCGCGCCGTCCGTATCCTCGGCCCCGCCCGAGGGGATGGTGAGGTTCCTGACCTGACCGGCCCACAGGCGCAGGACGGTCGGCGTGGCGATGCGGACAAGCGCGCCGGGGCGCTTGGCTCCCGCGAGGTCGTCAATGCTGTAGGTCACGGGGCACCCGGATATTCGACGAAGCGGGCCGTCGCCTTGCCGAATTTCAGCATGGACACGGTTTCGGAGAGGTCGCCATCAACCCGCGCCACCAGGCGGGGGCTTTCGAAGTTGAGCGAAGAGCCCGAGGCGATGGCCTCGCGCAGCGGTGGCCGGAACTGGATGGTGGTCGAGTCGCTCGTTCCTGCGCCGCCGGCCGTTACGCGCGTGCTGCGGTAAAGCCGCCAACCCTGGGTCGCGTGAAGCCGGCTGAAATGCTCGCCGCCGAGCAAGGCTTTCGGGGCTGTGAACGTGCCGGTTATGGACGTCGCGCCCAAGGCGGCGTCGGCCGTGGTGACGAACGTCACCTCCTCGGCGGTCCAGGCCGTGACGTCGGAGACATAAGTGTCCAGCCCGAACGTGTCGGTTCCGGCATAGGGATTGCTCACCGGCTGGTGCCGCCGATCGGCGAGGGGCACGATCAGCGATTGCGCGCCACCATCCGCCGCCGCGAGAAATCGACGCCACGCCAGCACCTTCTCCCGCGTCCACAGCGCCGTTTCGCCAAAGTCGATGACCCACCGGCCCCCGCCACTCGCATCGGCGAACTGCGCCTCGCCAGAGAGCGACACGCCACCCGTGATGGCCTGGCCGACCAGCCGCGCCTGGAGAGACGTCGGCCCGAACAGCCGCGTCGGGAAAACGAGACTGCCGGTTGTCATTGGTTCTGACCGCCGATGTAGCCAGCGCGCCGAACGTCCTGCACAGCCAGAGCGCGCCCAGCCTGAGCCGCCTGCTGAGCGTGCGCGGAGGAGATGCTGTTCATCTGGTCGAGCAAGTCCTGAGTGACGACCGCGCCGCGCAGATCGAATGCTGCAGGCGCGTAGACGACGGGAGCTCTCGCTGCCGGCGCCTTCATGGCGTTCAGCGCGTCGAGCGTCTTGAATGACGGCGTGACGGTGGCGCCCTTCGGCAGGTTGACGAGCTCCGGGCCCTTCTCGCCGACCAGGGCCAGACCGCCCGGCGCCGAGTCCGTGCCGCCAGCAAAGCCGGGGATGAAGTGAAGGAGCGATGACAGGCCAGACGCCAAGCCCGGCGCCGCTTCCTTGGTCAGGCTTTGGGTGAGGATCTGCTGAAGAAGCGTGAGGAAGGTGTTCTTGAGCACGTCACCGAGATTGCGGGCATGCAGAGCCGCGTCGATCAGGCCTGACGTGAGGCTCTGGATGGCCTCTACGCCGTCTGTCTGGAATTCGGTGTTCAGGTCTTGGATGCCGCGGAGGTACTTTTCCAGCGGGCCAGCTTGGTCGAACGCCTGCACCTGGCGGTCCGATGCCTGGCGATCCACCACAGAGGCGCGGGTAGCCTTGTTCTCGCTGATCTGCCTGTCGAGATCGCCGCCCGACTTTCCAACGAGGCTATTGGCCTGGCGTTGGTCGAGATCGTCCAGTTCCCGCTTCTGATTGGCTAGAAGGTCTCGCGTCTCGATGGCGTTGCGGTCAGCTGCGGTGACGGCCATGTGCGCCGCGTTCGACGCGATCTTGGAATACTCACCGCGGATGCGGTCGGCGTAGGACAACCATTCTTCCAGCGCCTTGGTCGTGGCTTGCTGGTCGATGAGTTGTTTCTGGGCTTCAGCCGCCTGTTGCTCGGCAACCTTGGCCGAATTGATCTTCGCGCGCTGCGCCAGCTTGTCGGCGTCGTTCTTCGACGCGGCGATCTTCTGGGCTTCGATCTCCAGATCCGCCAGCTTCTTGGACAGCGTCAGGTCCACTGCGGACTTTTCGGCCTCGGCGTGGGCAAGGATGCCCTGCGTCAGAGCGGCGACAGCCCGGGCTTCAGCCTCACGCGCGGAGTTCAGGGCGTCGATGGCGGCCTTGTCGAATTCCGCGGTGTGATCGGTTCCAGTCTTCGTGAGGTCGGCTAGGTGGCCAGTGCCATGCGGGGCAGCACCGCCGAAAAGGTTGTCCGACGCATTGAATTTTCTGCCAGCCGAGAAGTCGACCTTATCGGCAATCGCCTTTTGACGAACCGCGGCGATGACGTCCTTCTCGATCTGGATCGTGCCGCCAATGCCGGGAAATGGTCCCTTAGCCGCCACGTCCGCTAGCAGCTTCTGGCCGGCCGGCGTCTTGCCGAGCTCCTTGGTGAAGTCCTTCACCTTGTCGAGCATCTGCACGACATAGCCGAGAAGCCGCACCAGCACCGGCCCAAGGTTGACGAACGCCGTCGTCAGGTCGTTTTTGATCTTGGTAGTCAGCTCGTCCAACTGCGTGGACAACTCGTGCGCTTTGCGGATCACGCTGGCGTCCAGAACTTCGCCAGACTTGCGGGTTTCCTCCCGGTATTCCTTCCAGGCATCCGCGCCGGCAAGGATCAGCTGGGCGAGGCCCTGAAGCCCGAACTGGCTGATAGCGGCATCCTGCTCGCTGCGGCTGCGGAGGTTCTGGATCTTCGCGACTACGGCGTCCAGGGCGTGTTCGGTATCGCCAAGGGCCTTCACGTCAGCTACGCCGAAGCCTTTGCCGAACAGCGCCTGGAACGGGCGCAAGCCCTTCAGGCCCTCGCTGGCCTTGCCCAAGGTCTCGCTGAAGGCAAGCAACGCGGGGCCGGCCGCTTGGGTGTCGCCGCCGGCCTTTTCGACGGCCTGGCGGAACTCCTGCAGCGTGTCGGTCGAGACATGGGCGGCCTGAGCCGCCTTATAGATGCTGTCGGCATACTCAATGGCCTCGCGCGATTTGGCGAACGCTTCGCCCAGCGCGACCACGCCGGCCGCCGCCGCGATCCCCAGCGGGCCGAGCGGTTCGATGGCTGAGCCGAACACCCGGAGCTTGGCCGAGCCCTCCTCGATCACATTGAAACGCGCCGAGTCGAAAACCTTCTTCAACGCCTTGCCGGGGTCGATCTTCGAGAATTCCTTCTCGACGGCCTCGGCGCCGCGCTTGGCATGGCGTTGCATTTCCGGCGCGATGCCGGAGAGCTTCTGGTTGAGCGCATCCAGGGCCTTGACGGCCTTGGAGGTGTCGGCGCTCACCGTCAGCAGCAATGCCTGGGCGTCGGTCGTCCCTGCCACTCTAGGCCTCGTAGGTTTGCTTGATGGCGTCGCGCGCGGCCTTGGAGAGCCGGCGCTTCATGGGCTTTTTCCTGGCGCGGTAGGTGGGCCAGAACGCGGGCTGCGCGGCGACGTGGGTCCCGTCAACCGCTCTGTGCCCCTGCTCTACGTTCGAACCGATGAACTTGCCGTCCTTGTCCTTGGCGTCGGCAAGGATGCGGTACGACACTTCTCGATCCGGGTTCGGGTAGGCGTGGACGGAGTCGATCAGCGATTGGTGGCCGTGGTCGCTGGTGTCGTACTGCGCGCCCATCGCCGACTTGATCGCCGAGACCATGTCGTCGGCTTCCGTCTTCAGCTGGCGCTTCAGCGCCTCCTGCGCGGCCTTCGGGACCCTGGTGAAGCGGGCCTGGACGGCCCTGAGGTTCAACACCTTGGCGTCAGCCATATTTTTCCATCAGGGCGTCGTGCTCTTCGTCCGTGAGAGGCTGCATGGTTTCCTCTTCAGGACAGTTCGCCTGTTTCCAGCCCTCGAGCTGCTGCATGAGCTCCCAGGCCGTGAGGTCATCGACCTGGCGAGCGCTGAGTCCTAGGATTCCGCCGATGCGGTAGATGTTGGCGAAGTCGGTTCGCTCGGCGGGGTCGCGGGCGGCTCCCCCGCTTGCGGCTCCCCCGGCGGCGTCTCCTGCGATCCCAAGAGCACAACCAGGGCCACAGCGACGTTATCGAGCAGGCCGCGCACGCCGCGATCATCGATCTCCTGACGGACAATCTTGGTGGCGTCGGCGGGCCGCATTCCACCGCCCACAAGGCCCTCGTAGATCGGAGCCCTGACATCTTCGGCGTGGATTTCGACCCCCATCGCCAGCGCTTCCAGTCCACCGAACTTGGAGGTCACGTAAGCGGCCTTCGCGAGACGCCGGCACACTTCGCCGATGCCGACCTCGCACTTCTGTTCGATGTGCCGGATTTCGCCGAGGCGGATGCGGAATTCCCGCGTCTCCCCGGCGAAATCGGTGCTCGCCTCTCCAGTGCCGCTCATCAGGTGTTAGCGACGCAGGTCACTTCACCGTCGGACGTGAGGGCGATGGTGTTTTCGACCTTGCCGCCGCGGTCGCCGGTCAGAGCGAACTCGGTGAGGTGGAAGGCGCCCTCGAAAATCACGCCGCCGTCCGCGGACGGGACGTCCAAGACCACCTGGCAGTTCACGGAGTCCGGGCTGACCTGCCAATCGAAGAAGTCCTGCACGTCGGGCGTGTTGACCAGGCCGGCCCCGTTGATCTTGGCCGACAGGTTCTGCTTCTCCGTCAGCGTCCACGACACAGCGTCCGGGTCATCGCAGTTGATGTCCGGGAACTCGTTCGTGGTGGACGAGAAGGTGATCCCGCGCGCGGCGTTGATCGAGCACTTCGCGGTGAAGATTTCGGGCGAACCGCCGTCGCCGACCTTGAGCACGAGCTTGACGCCCCGCGCGCTTTTCACGTTGGCCATATCAGGCTCCAGAGATGGAATGCGGCGTCGGGCGACGCCGCTGTCTCGCCTTGCCGAAGGGCGGGGTTAGGCAGACTGCTCGGTGAGCAGGTAGCGGAAGTCGGCCATACCGTGGGTCGACTGATCGGGGTCGGTCACATAGCGCTCGTGCTGGAGTTCCCAGAGGTCGACGTCCCAGCCGGCGACAGCGAGTTCGGTGTTCAGCGCGTCGATGATCGCAGCGCCCATCGCGCGGGCCTGGGCGCCCTTGTCGAGCGGCGACTTTCTCGACCACCAGCTGACGGTGGCGAAGAGTTCGGCCATGAAGCCGCAGCCTTCGTTTTCCTGAAGGATGATTTGGTTCTGGCCGAAGATGACGTAGGGCACGGGCTGGTTGGTCGAGACTTCGGTGACAATGCCCTTGCCGCCAACACCCATGGCGGCCACCAGCGCCGGCGAGCCCCTGAGTGCCTGGTCTTGAGCGGCGTGAAACGCTTCGGCCGGGCTAGGCATCGGACCCGTTGATCTTCTGGATCGCGAGCACTTCCATCATGTCCTCGCGCTCGTTGCGGATGACGGAGGCGACCTCCCAGATGGCGGTTTCGTCCAAGGCGTCCAGGACCCGATAGCTGCTGTCGATCAGCTTCGTCTCGAGGTCTCGGCGGATGTAGATGACGGCCGGCTGGCTGCCCTCCAGACGCTGCGCGACAACGCCCTCGCCGCCGATGCTGGGCGCGATCTTGGCCATGCGGCTGACGACGGTGGTCCAGTCGCCGAGCGGATCGCCGTTGGCGTCCGGCCCGCGCTTCTGGAAGATCACCGGCCGGGTGAGTTCGCCCGGCGTGGTCATTTCGCCGCCCGTGCCCTGCCAAGCGTTTTCACTGGCATCGCCTTGCCTGCCGCTATGGCCTTATCGGCGCACAGTTGGCGCACCGGGCCCGTCCAGCCGGCCTTGTACTTCACGGCCGTGCGGCGATCTTCCGGCACGAAGGTGTAGTCCTCGGTGAACAGCACGCGCGGCATCCGTTCTTCCTTCACGCGATCACGCTGATTTTCAGGTGCGCCAGCAGGTTTTCGACCGCCGGGTTTTCCATGATCCCCGGCCGCTGCGGAACGCTCGCCTCTGTGTTGCGCAGGAAGTCGCCGGCCAGCAGCAGCGCCGCCATCCTGGCCGTGACGATCTCCTTGGCCTCCTCCTGTGGGGAGAAGCTGCCCACCGGCAGATAGCCGGCGCGGTAGCGGATCCGCAGTTCGTCATGGCTGGGAATGCTGCTGATGAACTGGCAGGCGCCGCGCTGCGGGCGATAGGCCGAAGGGTCGAGTGTGGTCGTCCATCCGTCCTTGTCGTACTCGACGCTCACCAGTTCGATCAAAGGCGGGCACGGCAGATCGATGGCCAGGCCGCGATCACAGCCCCGGTGCGCATAGGCCTGCGTGGCAAGCTCCAGCGTCTGTGGGTTCAGCGCCCGACCCAACCAGCCGCGCGGCCCATCGATCATCGCCATGGCGGCGTTGAGGGCCAGCGGAATGCGGGTCGTGTCCCACTGGTTGTGCTCGATGATCTGGTAGTCCTTGACGTCCTGCACGGTGACGAACGGTTCGGGTGGCTCGATCACCGAGACGACGGGAACGCGCTGGCCTGGCGTGTCGCGGCTATGGAAGGGATGGCCATAGATCACGGCTTGGCGTCCTTGCCGTCGCGGCCCTTGCGAGCAGCCAATTGCCAGGAGCCCCGGCCCTCCAACGGTTTCTCGGTCGTCTCGGCGTTGCAGTGCCATAGGCAGCCGCCGAACGTGACGGTGTCGCCCTGAAGGTAGGTCTGGCCTTCCTTGAATACGCCGCGGTAAATCATCACCGGCAGCTGCAGCTCGTGCGTGACGCGGAGGTCGTCGTTCTCAAGGCTAAGCGTGAGGATTCGCCCGTCCTCGCTCAGTGCCGTGTCGAATCCGCTAAGCTTGAGCGCATCGCGCCCAGGCTCGCCCTTGGCATCGACTCCATCTTTTCCGACAACCTTGCCGAGCGCCCGCATCTCGCCGTTGGTCAGCGTGACCACGAGACAGCCGTCCTTGTCGATCAGTGCGGCCGCCAGGCCCACTCCATCCTTGCCGGGCTCGCCGTCTTTTACCGGATGGGCCTCGAGGTACCGGCGGACAGCGCCGGCGATCTGCTCTTCTGAGATCGGGTCGGCGTCCTTGCCCTTCTCGGGGGGCGGCAGGGCGGCCACGGCCTCGGTGATCATCGAGCGCATGAGTTCGGGGTCAGCATCCTGCCCGGGATCACCATCCTTGGGGGCGGGGATGGCGCCCACAGCTTCTTGCACCATCTGCCTGATCACATCAGGGTCCACGGTCTTTCCGTCCTCGCCGTCCTTGCCCGGCTCGGGCGGGTTGTCGGCCAAGTAGCCGCGCACGGCCATCGCGATCTGTTCGGCGCTCACAGGCTCGGCGTCCCTGCCCGGATCGCCGTCCTTGGGCGCAGGAAGAGCGGATATCGCTTCCGCAACTGCGGACTTGATCAATTCCGGCAGCGCGCGGGCCTGCTCTGCGAGCGCCGTGTCGACGTAGCTCTTCACGGCCACGAAGCCGGCGTCGAAAGCTTCCTGCAGGTCCATCAGGCAGCCTTTCGCTGAGGCGACGGGTCGAAGATGCGCAGCACGCCGGTGGAGAACGACTTTTCAGGCGCCGGCGCAGCTGCGGGCGCAGGAGCAGAAGCGGTAGCGGGAGCGGGCGCCGGAGCAGGCTTGTTCCCGAACGGATCATCCTTGGCATCCCGCTTAGCCAGGGCCTCCAGCGAGTAGTCCTGCTGCTGGCGGTAGACGGCATTTCCACCTGGCACGGGCGGCAGGTCGAGCTTGGCCCGCGCCTCGTCCGGCTTCATCAGGTTCTTTCCCTTGTCGAGCACGTCCATCTGCGTGACCGAGTCCATGCGCAGGAGGTTATCGATGTCGAATTCTGTGCCGAGCGTCTTGCCTGGTACGGTCGTGAGGCCCAAGCCCTCGTCCAAGCATAGCTCGGCGGCTTCGATCAGAATCTGCAGGCACTGCGAGTAGTACTCGACGTTCAGAGCTTGCACGTTCGTATAGGGCGGCATGGAGCCGACGCCGACTTTGTAAGGCGGCACGTGGAAGGTGGAGCACACGACCTCGGCCGACCACTTCAGCTGCTCGATCAGCTGCGAGTCCACCGCGTTCATGGCGATGGGGGTGTAGCTGAGGCCGTCGCCCACAACGGCGATGCGGCCGGCGTTCTCGCCGGAATAGTTGGCGTCGAAGGCTTCCTTCAGGCGCTTGGCGTTTTCGGGGTCGATCCTGCCCGGCGCCGTCAGGATGCCGCCCGGCTGGCTCTTGTTGCCGAAGAACCAGGCCGAGTTGTTCTGGATGGCGTTGCCCTGCATCGCCGCCACGCCGGCCGCAAATATGGGAGACAGGCCGACCAAGGGGTGGAACAGGCAGTTGAAGCGGTCGTGGATGATCTCGCTCGCCGGCACCTGCGTACGGGCTTCTTGCAGCCCCGATATGTTGTCCGTGTTCAGGTCGTAGAAAATCGACCCGTCGTCCGCGACAAGAGGCTTCACGCGGCTTGGGTCGAGCACGTAGAGCGCCACCGCCACGCCGCGCTGATCCCGCTCCTTCAGGACGTAGGTGTTGCCTCGCGTCAGTTTCGACAGGATCCAGCTCTCCCAGAACTGGATGCGGTTCTGAAATCTGTTCGGCTTGCGCAGGACGGGCCAGAACGGCGACTGTGCCTCGACT